GCCAAGGCGATGCTGCCCGAGGGCGAGCGTTCGACGTTCGAGGCGTTCGAGGTTGCGCAGGCGACCAAGAAGGCCGCGACGATCAAGGTCCTCAAGGACAGCGGCCGCTGCACCATCGCGGACGAGGTGCTGTCGGCGAAGACGCAGGACGAACTCGACCAGCTGGTGCAGCTGTCGGGACAGGCGGTCGACTATGCGGGCGCAGGCGCGCCACGCGGCACCGACCAGGGCGAGGGCATCGACGCACCCCGCAACTTGAGCGAGGCCATCGCGGCTTCGCGCAAGCGCTAACATTCGGTTCATCCAAGGAGTAAACCATGGCTGAATCGAATGCCATCTCCGCACAGGGCACGCTGATCTCCCGGAACGGCACGGACATCGCCGAGCTCCGGGACATCACGCCGCCCGCCCTGACGCGGAACCCCATCGAGACCACGATGCACAACAGCGAGGACGACTCGTATGTGGTGGGCATCCGTCGGAAGGGCGAGCTCAGCTTCACGCTGGGCTTCCTGCCGTCGGGCGAGGCCACCCACAACGCAGTCGCTGGACTGATGGAAGCGTGGGCCGAAGGGTCGAAGGACCGGTACGAGATCACGTTCCCCGACGGTGCGAAGTGGATCTTCTCGGGGTTCGTGTCCAACATTGCGCCGTCCGCTCCCGTCGATGACGGGCTCGTGGCCGACGTGAGCATCCGACCGAGCGGCGGTCAGATCCTGTTGCCGAACTAGTCGGCACAACCAAGGAGCACAGTAACATGGCGACGATGAGATCAGTGGTTCTGCAGGGCACGCCCATCTGCAACGAGGATGGCGCGGCCACCGAAGCGATCAAGCCGGGTTACCTCGTCAAAGGGGTGACCTCCATCGCGAAGCAGACCGGCACGGGCTTCGTGCCCAAGGCGGTTGCGCTCGAGCGAGACGAACTGGGCGCGGGCGTGGACGACACGTACCGAGGCGCAGGCACCCCGGCGGCGGCGTATGCCTCCGGTGACACAGTGAAGGTCGGCGTGTTCAAGTCTGGGGAGCGTGCGCTGGGATACATCGCCTCGGGCGAGAACATCTCGGCGGACGAGCTGCTCGAGAGCGCGGGTGACGGCACCTACAGCTCGGGCTCCACGAACCCCATCGCTCGGTCGCTGGACGCGCCGGGTGCGGTCACGGTGGAAACGGCCATCCGGGTCGAGTTCCTCTAACCAGTACAGGAGAAACAGACCATCATGGCGAAGCAGACCTACGACACGGGCAAGACGTTCTTCACCGGTTCCGCGGGCCGTTGGGCCACGGCGCAGCTGAAGAAAGCAGCGCTGGAGGGCAAGGCGCTCAGCGCCGCGGCCCTTCGCACGCTGGACACTCTGCGCAAGGACGAGTGGAAGCACTTCGATGACGCGCTCGTCGCCGAAGGCGTGATCCGACTCGTCGGCGTGGCCGACCTGATCGCGGCGGGGAACGTCATCCCGGTTCCCAACGCGATGGGCAAGACCGTGTTCGAGTACGAGAAGATCACGGACATGGACGCGGCGACCACGTCACTGGACGGGATCTCGCGTTCGGACAATGACCGTCAGGAGTTCGAGCTGAACCAGCTCCCGCTCCCGATCACGCACAAGGACTTCTTCATCAACCTGCGGGTGCTCGCGGCATCCCGTGAGCGTGGAGAATCCCTGGACACGACGCAGGTCCGCACCGCCGGACGTGTCGTTGCTGAGCAGCTCGAGAATATGCTGTTCAACGGCGGCAAGACGTTCGGTGGCCTGCCGATCTACGGCTACACCACGCACCCTGACGCGGTCGACACCGGCTTCGGTACCGGCGGCGACTGGGGCCAGGCGGCGAAGACGGGCGAGAACATCCTCGCCGACGTGCAGACGATGCTGGCGGCCCTCAAGGCCAACCGCTTCTACGGGCCGTATGTGATCTACGTGCCCGCCGACGCGGACGTCAAGCTGAGCGGCGACTTCAAGGCCAACAGCGACAAGACGATCCGGCAGCGTCTCCTCGAGGTCGAGGGCATCTCGGCGATCCGCACGGCGGATCAGCTGGCCACGAGTCACGTGGTCATGGTGCAGATGACTCGCGACGTGGCGGCCTGGGTGCAGGGCGAGACCCTGCAGACGATCCAGTGGGACGAGTACGGCGGCTTCGAGGTGAACTTCAAGGCGTTCGCCATCGGGGTGCCGCTCATCCGCTCGGACATCGCGGGACGTTCCGGCGTGTACCACATGCACGACTAGTCATGACGGGCGGGGAGTTCACGGTGGGCTCCCCGCCCACTTTCACTTAGGACAGAGGGACCCATGAAGAAAAAGTCTCCAGGACAGTTGCTCGCTGAGGCCCGCACGGAAGCGATCCGCGCAGGTCAGACGCCGCCACGGTTGGAAGCGCCCGTGGTCGCACCCGCACCGCCGAAGCCCGCGCCCGTCCCGTCACCGGGACAGACCGTGGCTGAGAACCGAATCGCACCACCCGCTGACGCGGCACCGGTGCCACCTGTCGCACCGTCTGCGCCTGCTGCGCCGGCTGCGACCGTCGCGGAGGATCCACGCAAGGCCCAGTACGACGAACTGCTTGGCGCTCGGTTCACACCCGCGCAGGCAGCCGAGATGACCGGCTACACGCCGCCGGCCGAATAGGAGGCTCCCATGCGCCGCTTGCTCTTCGTGTGTGCAGTTCTGACTTCCCTCGCTATGAGCTGGCCGATTGACCGGCTTGAACGCAGCATCGCCAGAGTGTTGCTGCCTAGCGGGATGTGTACTGCGTTCTCCATTCACACGAAGGCAGCGCGGTTCGTGACCGCCTCGCACTGCGGTACCCTGGAGGGTGCCTCGATCAATGGCCAGTCCGTGGTCCAGGTGCTCGAGGCCACCTCCGGGGAGGCCGGGTTGACCGTCTTTCAATTGGCGCAGGGAAGTCCCGCGCTGCGATTGGGTGCGAAGCCGAAGCGCGGGGATGAAGTCCTTGTGGCCGGCTACAGTGCAGCGCCGGTCCTGTTGTTCTTCGAAGGGTTGCACGTCGCGGACTCCGTCCCTGTGGACGGCGTGCCGGTGCAGCTGATGTCTGCGCCAGGGTTCCAAGGCATGAGCGGTGCGCCTGTTATCAATCGGCGGCGCCAGGTCGTAGGCGTCATGATGGGCGGTGCGCAGATCACACCGCCGGTGCCGACCACTGTCAGTTTCAACGCAATCTACCAGGAGCTGGCGCGAGTGCTGGCCAAGTACGGAGAATAGATCATGGCGCTTGACACCACCCCGGGGTCGGCAACGCAGGACAGCTACGCGACTATCGAGGAGTTCGATACCTATGCGGAAAATCGGCTTCCAGTCCTGGACCTCGTCACCACCGCGACGGACGCGCAGAAAGAAGCGGCCCTCCGGATGGCAGCGCGGTCCCTCGACGCGAACTTCGTCTGGACGGGCGCCGCGGTCGACGCCGTCCAAGCGCTCACGTGGCCGCGCTCGGGCATGCTCACCCGGAACGGGTTCGACATCGCGGAAGCGGGGGCGGAGTCGATCACCAAACCGCTGAAGGATGCGCAGTGCGAGCTGGCCTACCAGCTGCTCGGCGGCGCGGACCTCATCAGCGACAACGAGGCGGCGTCGAAAGGCGTCTCCTCTGTCAAGGCGGGATCGGTCGCTGTGTCGTTCCACTCCTTCGACTTCTCGAGTGTCGAGGCGGTGGATATGTTCCTGCGCCGTCTCACGTCCGAGTTCAACTACGTTTCGGTGGCCATCCCCGGCGAGGTCCGTCGTCTCCTCGTGCCCTCGTGGTTCGAGCAGCCGACGATGAAGGCGCCGTTCTTCTTCGAGGCGATGTAATGGCCTTCCCAGCAGAGATCCTTCGCGCAGGTATCAGCATCGCCAACTCGCTCACCAAGGGTGTGCAGGCAACGGTCACCCTCGAGCGATGGACCGGACAGGACGCTTACGGGACGGAGACCTATGGCAGCAGCACCAGCGTGCGAGCGGTCGTGGACCTGACGCGCCGGCAGCGCATGTCAGCGAGCGGCCGTCTCGTCACCGTGGTGGCCATGCTCACGATCCTCGACCAGATCGATCAGATCGACCCGAAGGATCGCATCACACTTCCCAACGGAGTCATCGGTCCAATCCTCAGCGGCCCCGACGCAGTCGTGGACCCCGGGGACAACGAAGGCTTCATCCAGGAAGTGGCCATCGGGGAGCCAGGCGCGTAGCGATTCGCCATTGACCCGAGTGGTATAATGGATGTCTCGACTGTCGTCAAGAAGGGACCTCCAATCATGAGAGCTATCATCACGGCCGCAGGCAGCGGTAGCCGCTGGTCCAACTATCTGGGCCAGCGGAAGCACTTGGTGCGAGTCGACGGAGAACGTCTCATCGACCGCATCTGTCGGCTGCTCCGTCGTCACGGAATCACCGACATCTGGGTGAGTCATCACCCGCAGCACCCTTACGACATTCCCGGCACTCAGTCGATTGTTGCACCGCTCGAGGCCAGCAACGCGATGGCGCGACTGGCGACTCGTCCGGCGTGGCACCCTACTGACAGAACGCTCGTCATCCTCGGGGACGTGTGGTTGTCCGAGGAAGCAGCGCGCATCATGACGTCTGACTACGTGGGTTGGACGCACTTCGCTCGGTTGTCGCCGAGTGCTGCGACGGGGAAACCTGGCGCGGAGATGTTCGGCTGCTCGTTCGGGCCGGAAGACCACGACGTCTACGCGGATGCGTTGCACCGCGCAGGGCCGGGATCGGACTGGCCTGCGTACTGCGCCTTCGTCGGCAAGCCGGTGGACACGGAGCCCAACGACATCCGCGACTGGGGCCACCACGTCGAGATTCCCGACGACGGCACCGATGACTTCGACTTCGCGGATGACTTCGAGCGCTTCATGTTCTACCGCGGCCGAGGACCCCGCATTGTGCGAGCCTCGGACTGGCGGGAGCCGTGGTTCGCCCCGCGAGTGCGCGAGCTGAACCTGCTGCCGAAGATGCACCGCAAGGTGTGGGAGCACGCTGCGATCACGCAGGCCTACAAGGACAGACTGCACCGCGGCGGACGCGGGCTGGGGTTCGGCGTCGGACGTGAGCCATTGCCCGCGTGGTTCGCAGCGCAAGAAGCGCAGGTCCTCGCGACGGATCGTCCGGACCCCGGGGTGTGGCAGGAGCGGCAGCATGCGACCGGCCTCCTCGAGCTGAAGCATGAGGGCATCTGCAACCACGCGGACTTCCTCAAGCGGGTGACCTACCAGGCGCTCGACATGCGACAGATCCCCGCAGAGCTGCGCGGACAGTTCGACTTCACGTGGTCGACCTCGTGCTTCGAGCACGTCGGCGGCATCAAGGCGGGGCTCGACTTCTTCGTCAACCAGATGGCGTGCCTGAAGCCCGGCGGCTTCTCGTTCCACACGACCGAGTACAACCTGCTGAGCAACGACGCTACGATCAATGGGCCGGACCTGTGTCTGTTCCGGCAGCGCGACCTCGCGGAACTGACGCAGCGCCTCGAGGCGCAGGGCGACCGCCTGTGGCCAATCAACCTCGTGGGCGGCACCGAGCGCGAGGATGTCTACGTTGATGAGCCGCCGTTCCAAATCGACCCGCATCTGCGACTGAAGTTGGGTGGCCAGACGTTTACCTCCGTGCTGCTCATCGCAGCGCGGCAGTGGAGGACCGCTTGAAGGACATCGCTGTCGTCATCGTGACGCGGGACAGAACCCCGCTCAAGAACTACCTGCCCGACACCCTCGCGGCCTTGGCGCGCAGTGGCGTGCTCGTGTCGGATCGTCTGCACAGCTTGCAGACGATCACCTCGAACACTCGCACCGCGTCGGAGAATGTCGCGGCTACCCTGCACGCAGGCGCGGACACCGGCGCGCCCTGGGTGCTCTTCCTCGAGGACGACGTGGACGTCTGCGCAGACTTCCTCGGGAGTGTCGGGCGATGGCTCGATCAGTACGCGCATCGGAACACCGTGTTCTCGTTCTCCGTGCCGCACAGCGCGATCAACCTGGAGACGACGCAGTACTGGAAGTACCCCATCGAGTACTTCTGTTGCACGCAGGCGCTGGCGATGCGCCGTGAGGATGCGCAGTCGTTGGCCGAGTACCTCGATGCCCACCCGACCTACACCGGTCATGACGGCGGCGTGAGCACCGGCGCCTACGACCTGCACATCCGCGACTGGGCGCGTCAGCGATGGCCAGCGATGGAGTTCTTCGGTGCGAGCAATCCCAGCTTCGTGCAGCACGTCGGCTACGACAGTGTGATCACCCCGGGGCGCTCGCTCATCGTCATGCCGAACTGGCCTGGCCGCGAGTGGAAGTACGAGCCCCACGTCGAGGTGGTCGCCCGTCGTCGGAAGGTGCTGTGGGTGGGTGATGCCGCCTGCGATAGCGGCTTCGCCAAGTGCACGCACGAGACGCTAGAGACTGTGCGGCAGGAGTGGGATGTCGCGGTGCTCGGCATCAACTACCGCGGCGAGCCGCACAAGTTCCCCTACAAGATTTATCCCGCGTCCTTGAACGGCGCGAACCACGACTTCATCGGGTCGAAGCGGTTGCCGGGCGTCATCATGGAGGAACGTCCGGACCTCGTGATCTTCCAGAACGATCCGTGGCACATCCCTTCCTACACGCGGATGCTCGAGCAGATGGCCAAGGGCGGCGCGTCAGTGCCTGCACTCATGGGCATCATCGCGGTGGACGGACTGAACTGCCTCGGGGCGAACATGAACAAGCTCCAGCGGTCGGTGTTCTGGACACGCTTCGCGGAGAACGAGGCCCGCCTCGGCGGTATGACGTGCCCGAGTGCTGTGGTGGGATTGGGCGTGGACCTCGAGAAGTTTACGCCTGGCGATGCACGCATCGCCCGCCGCAAGCTGGGTCTGGTGGACCGCGTGGTCGAGGGCTTCATCGTCGGCCGAGTCGACCGCAACCAACCGCGTAAGCGCATGGACCTGACCATCCGGTACTTCGCGCACTGGGTGCAGCAGTACGACATTCCGCCGGACGTGTTCCTGTACTTGCACGTCTGCCCGACCGGGGAGGTCGGGGTGCGACTGAATCAATTGGCGAAGTACTACGGCATCGCCAATACGGACCTGTCGAAGACGCGCCTCATCCTCTCGGAGCCCGACGTCTACGCGGGGCTGTCCGAGGCGATGATGGTCGAGACGTTCCGGGCGTTCGATGTGAGCTTCTCCACGACGCAGGGCGAGGGCTGGCACTTGCCGACCATGGAAGCCATGGCGTGTGGCGTGCCTGTCATCGCACCGCGTTGGTCCGCGCTCGGTGAATGGGCGGACCCCGCAGCGCACCTCGTGCCGTGTTCCTCCACCGCGGTCGCGTCGATGGCCAACGCCATTGGCGGCATCATGGACGAGGAGCAGGCCATCAGTGCGCTCAATGCGATGTACTCCAACGAGCGCCTGCGACGGGAACACGCGGAGCGAGGACTGGCGTTGGTCGCGAAGGATGAATTCCGCTGGCCGGTGATCGGTCAGCGCATCCTCGAGGAGATGCACGCATGCCTGCACGGAACTCCGCAGGTCAGTTCGTCTCGTCTAGCTTCAAGCTCTCGATGACAGGTGGCAAGGCGATGAGTGATCGCATGAGGCGGTTGGCGAAGTCCACCCCCGAAGCGATTGCCGCCGCCTTGTACCAGGAGACCGAGATCGAAGCGAAGGAAGTGAAGCGCCGGACGCCTGTCGACCAGGGCACCCTGCGCAGTTCGGTGCATGTCGTCGGACCGCTCTGGCGGAATATGCGGAAGTTCGTCTACACGCTGATCGCGTGCGGCGGACCGGCTGCACCCTACGCGGTGTATGTGCATGAGAACCTCACCGCGTTTCACAAGGTGGGGCAGGCGAAGTTTCTGGAGTCGGTCATCATGGAGAGCCGGCCCTACATTGCTGCGCGGGTGGCGCGGCGCTTGAAGTTCCTCAAGGGAGCGTAGCATGTTCCTCGATGATCTCGCTACGAGGCTGGAGGATGAGGGTGTCGCCACGCTGGGGACCGACCTCTTCTTGTCCACACGGGCCGCGCCGCCGTTCCTCGCGTCAGGATCCCTGACGGTCGTGGAGACGGGTGGTTCCGGACCGGACCTGTTCCACAACAAGACGGACGGCGCGATGACGAACCGCCCGAGCGCGCAGATCACAGCGCGGGCCGCGTCGTATCA